CAATAACAACAAAATTAGGGTTTACTTTTTGTATGGCGATCTTAGAATCTGCGTTGCCGTAATTTTGTATAACCTCATCAACAAACCTGCAAGCACGTAATACCTCTGCACGTTCATGAAAAGACATAATAGGTGCCTTACCTTTATAGTCCTTAATAAACTTGTCAGTATTTAAAGACACAACAACCTTGCCACCTTCACCAGCAATACGTTTACATTGCTTTAAAAAACGCACATGCCCACTGTGAAACAAGTCAAAAGTGCCGCCTGTATAAACTACTTGTCCCACGCGTTAACCCGCCTAATCTCTAAACTCCAATTACCCTCGCCAAAATCATTTGTAGCAACCTTACTTGCATACAAGTCCCTATTAGTAGCAAAAGTTACGTCATTCTTATTTTGAAAACCAGAGTTTAGGGTGCTTGAGTTGTCATGATCTAATGCAGCGTAAATAAACTTGGCTTTAACACCCGCAGCCATAAGCCTGCGTTCATAATCATTGTCCTCAAAATAGATAGGGTGAAAACGCTCATCAAACAAACCAGCCTTAAGCACTGCACCCTCACCCAGCACAAAGCCAGACCACTTAGGCACAATGCTCAAAAAGTTGATAGCCTGCGTATCAACCTGCTCACTAATCTTTTTTAAAGCACCCGCCTCCAAAACGCTATCGTCATTAAGCAACACCCAGTAAGGTGAAAAAGGAGTTGCCTTAACAATAAGGTTTAACCCACTACCAAAACCTAAACCATGAGGCACCTGTATAAGCCACAAGTTTTTTACATGATCTGGTTTAGCAGGGTTAAACTCACGTTTGCCACTATTGTCCACTATTACTAAATGCTCAACCGGATAGTCAATACTGTCGAGCAATCTTTGAGCCAAATCAAAACGTGAATAAGTTAAAAAACCTAGCACTGGTATCATTTAGCAACAAGTTTTTCAATAATTGGTTTCCAACCCTCATTAAACACCTTGTCAGCCTCATAAGCCTTAGCAAAAGTTATAGTGTCCTTGTATATGCCTTTACCACGTTGATAAGCCTGCTCAAGTGCGTCAACAATGCCAGACACAAGCGGGATATTAAACCAAGTGTGTTGCCCAGCGTCCCAAAAAGGTTGCCCATTAACAAGGTAACTATCTGGCCCAGCAAGTTCCGCAGACGCAGCAAAATTACTAGTGATAATAGGAACCCCACAAGCCTGAGCCTCTAACTGCGGGATCCCAAAACCTTCCCCATAGTTAGTAAACAACCCTACGTCCCAAGCACTATAAATAGCCGCTAAAGTCTCTTGGCTAATTCCGTATTGATACGCAACCGGGTCAACGAACTTAACCATGTCTTGAGGCACACCACACGCAGCCAAAATGTTAGGCAACACAAACCCAGACTGTTTACCAAACGGCTCAGTGTGCAAATACAACACAACATCATCATGCTTTTTAGCAAACATGGCAAACGCCAACAAGTTCTCTGCAACAGCCTTGCGATGTATAAACCCGCCAGCCTTGTTAGCAAAATTCATACCTACAACAAACTTGTCTTTACCACCAACAAACTCCCTACCCTCAATGCCCTCAGGTAACTTTAGGGTTGGTTTAAAAACGTTTGTGTCAATAGCGTGAGGCACGTATTCCGCCTCTAAACCTGCGTTCTCTATCATTGCCTTACCAAACTTAGACATAGCAATAGGGGTGACATTAGGCTTTTTAAGCCACGCTAAAACCTTCTCAGGTGCGGGTTGGTGATCTATTGGCACCCATGACGCAATAGGTAATTTATCTAACGCAGGGTTGTCCAGAACCCATACGTCATAAAGAGTCACAATAAAGTTAGGCAGATTTTTGTTTTCCGCAGCCCAATGTGCATGGTTTAAAGGTAAAACGTCTGTTGAATACTGGTTCATACCCCGACTGTAATGCGGTATTAAACCTGCACCTGTTTCAATTTGTGTGTTAACACCTTCACCACCATAGTTGCTCATCATTGCAACTTTATGGCCAGCCTTAACTAGCCGTTGTATGACTTGTTTAGACTGCGTGCCATAACCAGTTGGTTGGTTTAAAGAGTTTGAATACCATGAGATACAAGATTTAGTCATGCCCTTAGCATAATAGAAAACACCCCCCAAGTTTGCCCTACGCGACAAAAAAGGGGGGTGCGATCTAACGAAGGTTAGTCAGTTATTAACTGGCTCCACCCTTGAATTTTTTGATGTTCGCACGCTGAATTAGTGCGGAGTCTAGTCTCCATGTTGCTCTCCAAGTGGCAAGGTCGTTACCAAATGCAAAGTCATCAGAGCGGTCAACCTGAAGGCCTGCCGCGTTTCTAATATATAGAGACTTTAGGTCTCCAACAGCAAGGGAGTTAGCACCAATAGCAGGTGACGGCATTGCAGGAGTTTCAATAACTGGAACACCTAGCACTAGGTCACGTCTGTCTAGACCAACACCTACGTCAAAGAAGTAGCGACCTTGTGAGTCCTTCAATTTACGTAGAGCAGCAATAGACGTTGAGTTTGCAAGCATTGCAAATGTTGGTCTGTTGCGTAGTGATCCGTCAAGGCTGTAAACCAAGTCGATTACGTTGTCAGCGGTGAACGCTCCCGAGACTCCTGTCGAGCCGGTAACGCCGGTTCCGGCAACTGGAAGGAAACCGGTTGGCTCTACTGTGCCAGTTCCGTTAACAATCTTGTCTCCAATAGCGAAACCAAAACTGTTACCGAACTGTTCCGCAAGGAAACCAATAATGTCTACGCCTGCGTCAAGGATCAACTCTCTTGAGAGTTGAGCGAGAGCAGAGAACTTATACGCTCCAAGAGTCGTAAAGGCATTAAAGGTCGGTTCACTGGTTCCGATACTTGAACCTTGTCCGACAATAGTTGCAGTTGAGAATGCAGACTGTGAAGGGATCTGCAAGTTTTCACCAGATGCAGTGTTTAGAACAGTTGCATACTCAAGTAGCGGGTTTACAAGTCTTGCAACCTTAACTATCTCGTTGTAAAAACTTGTTGGAACCGGAGCACCTGTTGAAAGTCCGGTGATACGCTTTTCCATCTGGAACTCGTGACCACGAATTTCACCAAGCACCATTTTACGGAGAATGTCGTTTTCGTTGTCTGATGATGTTGCACCTGCAAAGTTAATTGCAGCAGCCTGCACAGCCTCAGCGGTTGCAGCGTCACGCTGTTCCATTTCAATTAGTTCATTACGCTTGTTGATGTCTGCGGTTAGAGACGCATACTTAGCCTCGTCCTCGCCTGACCAAACGCCGCCACGTGCCTCAACTGAGTCGATCAGTTCCTTAGCCTCGTGCCAAGCCTTAGCCTTAGCATCAACCTGTTTTGCGATAAATTCGCTCATGGTTTGTTCCTTTCAAGAACATAAATAAATAAAGGGATTTTTTAGTTGCGATACACGCAAACAAGTCGGGGATAAACGCACCGATAACTAAAGTCTATTAGCACGACTTATACACGCTAAAAGAAAACCCCCCGAAGGACAGTCGAGGGGAAAAAGAATTAGTTTTCTTTTTTAAATGCAACCAGAAGGAAGGGGTATCCGGCTACAAAATTAGTTTACACACGTTGCATAAGTAAATCTAGTTGTTTCTTTTTTAAATCAAGCAAAGCCGCAGGGTTAGTAACCTCTGGATCCTTTTGCAAAACCTTATTTAGCGTGTCTGTAAGCAATTCACCTTGACGCTCAGTCAATTCCTCGCCAGACTCCAACGCCATCAAAGCGTCAGTTAGTTCCTCAGCGGAAATGCCACGCAACTCAGCCAAAGCCACAATTTTAGATGTCAAATCACTCATACCTCTAACAGTAGCAGTTCCCTCCGTCCCTGTATAGGCCGGAAATGAAACCAAACTTGCCTCATGAATGTTTATACGTGTTAAAACTCTTTGATCCGCAGACGGCCAACTATCCCCGCCAACTGGAACCCTAAAACCAAAACTAAAGGCAGACACGTCCCCACGCTTAATAAGGGTTGCTGCGTCACGCCCAGCCTGTGTGTCAGGAAGGCTCGCCTCAACCAACAAACCACGCTCGTCCTCAGTTAACTTAAGTGTGCCTGCACGTGTGCTACCCAAAACAATGCCAGTGTCATGGTTCCAAAGCAGTTTTACGTCATTACGTGAACGCAAAGAGTCACTAAAAGCACCCGGCTTAATAGTCTCTGTAAAAGGTAGTGGCTGTGATGGTGAATTAAACACCGCTGCATAACCTCTAAGTGTCATGCCGTCACCCTCTGCACGTATCTCAAGATCCTGCAATGCCTGCCTACGCTCAATACCCTTAGACACACGCTCACCACGCTTAGCCAACTCTGCAACCTGTGTAGGCTCAATAAAACGCACTGCGTCCTCTTGCATAGCCATAGGCTCAACCATTGCGTCACCCAGAGGCTCTGCCATGCCATCTACTACTGGCATTACCTCAGTAGCCTCCACCATTTCAGCCAAATCGTCTACTGCCTCAACTAAATCACCGATGAGGTCTAGCACGCTACTTTTTAGGTCAACTATTTTTACTAGCAACTCATCTTTGCTCATAGGCATTTCATCGCTCATGCGGGTTTCACTTTCATTATTAGACATAACATCATTTATTTTATCAACACCTCTAGTAGGCGTCTCTTGATCTAAACCATTAACCCAAGACTGTCCAGCGTCTCCACCCCAAGCGTCCCAACTCACACGTCCCGCAGACGGATAGTTGTCCTCACCCCTATTAAACCCAGTAGCCTGTTTGTCAACTTCATGTCTCGCAAAAAAACTAAGCATACGATTTACAACATCGGCAGATACTTGACGGCCTGACGCAAGTTGCACTGCCCTAGCCCTACCAACAGCGGTAAAACCTGACCCAGCGTAACCCTCACTTATCCAATTTAAAGCACGTTTAGCAGCAACAGCGACACCCGCAGGAGGTGTATAACTACCTGCCGCAACTGCACGCTTAAACTCTCCACCAACAGCAATACCCTCAGCCAAACTAACTGCAACCATTTGATCTATTGCTTGTTTTTTTGTTTTATGCTTACCCAACAAAGTGCCATCATCTTTGACAGTGTTCCAACCATCAGCAACCTGTTTAATAAAATAAGGCATTACTCGCCAGTCTCATAACTACCATCAGGGATAGTCGTAGGGTTCTGTAACTGCACTGTCGGCAAACCTGTATGCCCGATCTTAGGCAAGCCAAGAACAGTCAAAACATCCTCAGGCACAAAACCTAAAGCAATAAGTTTTTGAGCCATGTCCACCTTAGTTTCATCCTCAGTTAAACCAGCAGCCGTAATGTTGACGTTAGTTAGAGGCACACGCACAACATCGCCACCATCAATAGGTCGCATGTTTTCTTTACGTCTAACCTCGTTAGTGCTAAGCACACCATTTTGTAGCAACTTACTGTAACCCTCAATACGTGTAGCGTAGTCTCCGCGTAGCAGATCATCAGTATTAAATGCTAGGTAAGCGGTATCAGGTAGCAACGTGCTAAAAGCGTCCTCAAGTTTTGCAAGATAAGGTCTAAGCGTGTGCGTCACAAACGCTATTTGCTTTTGTTCGATACTGGAATAACTTTGACCACCATTGTTTAAGCCGATCATGTCAGTCGGCACGCGGTAAGCACGTGCAACGTCCTCAACTGCAAGTCTGCGAGAGTCCAACATTTGTGCTTGATCGTTAGCAATGGTTGTTGGCTTAAATACTGCACCACCCGACAAAATACCAGTCTTGTGTGCTTTTCTAAAACCTTTGTGTTGGCGATCAAAAGACCTAGCCAAGTTTTCAGCCTGTTCCGCAGATAAC